GACGGAAGCCGACGCCCGCGCCCAGCACATGCACGGGGTACGGCATGTTCTTTTCCAGATACTGATATTCGCGAGCCATTGGCCCCTCCTCAAAATGAAGCAAGAATTCGGGAGATTATAACACCCGCATAGAGGCAATGAAAAGTCAGAACTGACTTATCATGAAAAAGGGCGGCCGAAGCCGCCCTTGATCGCCGTTACGAGCCCTGCTGGCCCTCTTCCGGCGGGGTCGGCGGGGTCTCTTCACCCGTCTCGCCGGCGACACCCTCCTTCGGAGCCGTGGCGTCAGCCAGCGACTTCACCAGATCGGCGTTCTCGATGGTCAGCTGCTCGATCTGGGCCCTCAACGCCTCGTTGTCGGCCTGCGCGGCCGACAGAGCAGTCTCCGCCTGCTGCTGTGCCGTGACGGCTTCCTGATGCTGCGTCTGCAGCTCGGCGATCTGCGCCTCCAGAGCTTCGATATGGGTCTCGGCGCCGGCGATCTCGTTGTTCAGCGCGTCGATCTGCGCCTTCAGCTCCTTGACCACGGCCGGATCCTGCACCGGACCCTGCGTCGCGCGCGACTCGATCGGGGCCGTGCCGTTCTTGATCACGGTGGTGTTGTCGTCGGGCAAAGGCCCGGCGCCGCTGAAGAAAACCTGTACTTTGTCGGTCATGAAGATACCTCAGTTGTGAGTGAACATTTTAACCACAGATTGCCGGTCTGTCGACCGGGTACTACGCCGCCAGCTTGTCGATCGCCGGCCGCTTATCATCGCGGAAGCGCTTGAACCGGGGATGGCGCAGCGAGCCGTCGGGCGTGACCTCGTGAAACTCGACCTCGATCATGCGACCGAGCAGAGCGCCGTCAGTGCGCGTGCCGGTCGCGACATCGGCGATATAAAGCTGCCACCATTCCTCGCGCTGCGCGTCCGAGATACCGCCGCCGACCCGCACCTCGACGCCGTTGCGATCGACGATGACGCCGCCCAGCTTGCCCTCGTACTTGGTATTCGGCTCACCCTCGAACGCGTCGATGACGATCAAGTCTTCGGTCTCCTCGGCCTTGATCTTGAGCCAGTTGTAGGACCGCTTCTTCTGGTACCCACCCTTGAGCGGCTTCACGATCAGACCCTCGCCGCCGGTTGAGCGCACCTCCTCGAAATACTCCATCAGCTGCTCATGGCTGCTACAGAGCTTGGATGGCAGGAGCTTGATCGGCGCGTCGCCGGCGGCCTTCTCCACGATCATCTCCAGGTACTGGCGCCGAGCCTCGTAGCTGTAGAGAAAATCGTCTGCCTGGAACTCCTTGAGCGACAGGGCGTCGAACAGACAGTAGTAGGCATCGGTAGCCTGAGTGCTCTTTCGGCGAACGTCGCCGCTGGTCTTGTTGAAGCCGCCATCGGTCATCATCTCGCCCTCGAGAACGACGGACGGACCATCCTCCCCGCCCAGTATGTCGAAGGCAGATGGAAAGCGGCTGTCGCGGAAATCCGACCAGGCGTTCTCGACGAACTTCACGATGGCCGGCGCCATGTGATCCATGGCCGGGAAGGGCTTGCCGTTGCGGCTCTTGAAGTGCGCCTGGCCCTTATCGACGATGCAGATCACCCGCACGCCGTCCATCTTGGGCTCCGCGGCGACCGGCCAGGATTTGATCCGCTTCTCCTCGTACTTGTGAGCCAGCATAACCTCGAACACGGGAATGTGGCCGGGGATGACGCGATTGACGGTGCCGTCGGTGAAGCCGGCCTTGAGATCCTTGCTGATCACCCGCCACAGCACGTCGGCCGACTTGGGCGTCAGGTGCTGAAACACCTTGATGGTCATGTCGCGCGCTTCGTTGCCGCTCAGCTGACGAATGGCGAGCTGGTGCAGCAGCTTCTGCGGCCCGTCCCAGTAGAGCATATCGACGAAGACCTCGGCGCGATCTTCCGCGGTCGGGCGATCCGGCTTGAGGCCGAAGGTGATGAAGGGGTTGTACGCCTGGTAGAGCACGTAGCGGAACAGCTCGTCATAGGCGTGGGCCCGGATGAGATCCTCCTTCTCGTTGCGACTGCTCGTCGCCGCGATCTGCTCCAGCAGGTCGTAAACCTGGTCGCCCGTCATAGGCTCGACTTGTACGTTCGTATCCATAGTCTCCTCGTGTGTTATGCGGCTGCGGCTGCAGCTGCGGCGGCCTTCTTCCTGCGCGCGATCTCCAGCAGCGAGAGCTTGCCGGTGGGAGCGGGCGCAGGTTCGGGTTTCGGTAGATCAATCGGCTTCCTCGGCGCCATGATCGCGGGTATTGGATCTTCGGGCGCGGCTATACCGCCGGCGTGGACCGGCTCAGCCGGTGCGACCGTCTTCTCGATGGCGACATTGATCGCGTCGGCGTAGGTCGCTGACGCCGCGGTGGTGAAGGCATCCTTCTTCTCGGGCGCGGCGTCAGGAGCGCGCTGGGAGGCCCGCGGATGCGTTGTCGCTTTCCGTGAGGGTTTGCTCAGCTCGACGGCTTTGGGCGCTCCCTTACGCTCCCGGGCGTTTGCAGCGGCTATTGCAGCGCGCTCTTCCGGCGACATGGGTATCTTGTCGGAAATACCCGGGATGATCAGCACCGGATCGAGGCGCTCGAGGATCGCGGCGCTGACGTGGCCGACCACCTCGTCTTTCGAGTAGTAGCGACCGCCCTGCTGAAACGCCTCCTTGATCATAAACGGCACCGGGCACTTGCTCGATATCAGGCAGGCCCGGCAGCCGCCGCGAGCAGGGTCGGCCTGGCCCTTCATGTACTGCGCCTCGATCGTGAGGCAGTCCTTGAACAGCACCTCCGAGCCGAAGGTCGGGCACTTGAACGCGAACTGGTTGTCCGCCTTGAAAATCTGCTCCATCAGAACTCTCCCCAGTCTTCCATGTCGGCGAGCTCGGAGAGCTCGTCCTCGACCTCCTGCAGCTGCACCTGGCGCGCCTTGATCACGTTAATCAGTTTTGACTGAATGCCGCGGACATGCGTCAGCTCCGTGCAGGTCTTGGCGTGCGCCTCGCGAAATTGCGCCTCTAGGTTGATGAGATTGCCAACCGCGTCGGCGATCTTGTCGTCGTCATAGTAGAAGTCGGGCATCAGAAGATGCCCCAGGCGTCGTCTTCGGCAGCCAGGCGCTGCTCAGCCTCCTGACGCGCCACGACTGAGGGCGAAGGTGACGGCGGATAATCAGTCTGATCGTCCTCGAGGATCACCTGATCGGCGGCCGCATTAAACTGCTGTCCGGTCCAATCGACGATCTCGCCGCGCAGTTTCGCATGATAACGAAACTTATTGCCCACGCGTTCGACGAGCCATTTTTCGAAAGCGTCAATGTCGCCCGAGACCTCATCGAAGGATTCATCGTAGCGAATTCCGGCCTTATAGCCGCGCTTCTCTTTCTGCTTAACCTTGCTTCGTAAGTCCTTCACCGCATCGCGGATCGAATCGCAGGAGGCGCCGATACCCTGATCGACGCGGCCATCGGTGGAGCCCCAACGAAACATCGTCAGAGCCTGACCGGTCGCTTCACAGCTCAATACGGCAGCCTCATAGAACTTGGTGCCGCCGGAGTGATCGAGCCGTATAAAGTTCAGATTAATCATGTTGCGCTTCGTGTGTGCGTTGCGTTGAAAGTGAATATAGCAGTTTCGCGACGGGAAAGATCAGTCAAAAATGACTGGATGACATTTCCCTATGCGTATGGGTTGCGAAGCCGCCACTGCACCGCGAGCGCCGGCGTCAACAGCTTGGCTTCCCAGATCGTCTGGCGGACCACATCCGCCGGCACCTCGTTCGGATCCTTGTCCTTGGGCAGCAGCGCGATCTTCACCCGCAAGCCGACCTGGCGCAGGATCATGCCGGCCTCGACCGCGGCGGTGAGCGCGGCCGGCTCGCCGTCCCACATGACGGTGATCTCCTCGAGGCCCCAGCCCTTGAGCTGGATGAAGCGGTGAACCTGGTCGTTGCAGTTGGCGTCGCCGTGGCTCAGATGCTTGCCGAAGCTGCCCACCGGCACGATGTCGCGCAGCGCGATCTCACCATCGACGGCGATCTTGATCGCCATGACGTCGAAGGCGCCCTCGCCCATCACCACCCGCTTGGCCTTGGCCGCGTTCTGGCCGTTGAGCAGGAAGCGGCCGGTGCCGGGCAGCGACGACGGAAATAGGTACTTGCGGTCGCTCGTGCCGGTGAGATCGCGGCCCTGGAAGGTGACGAGCCTGCCGTCGAGGTCGTAGACCGGAATGATCACCCGGTTGGCGAAGTTCTGCACGCCCGGGCTGCCGTCGGCCTTCTTGTAGTCCCAGGTGCCGTATTCGCAGTAGCGCAGGTGAAAATAGGCGGCGTACTCCGCGGTGATGCCGCGCTCCTCCAGATACATCAGGTTCTGCCCGTCGATCGGCAGCGGGTAAGAGAGCGGCAGCTTGACCTCGCCGTGATCGACCGCGACCGTGATCATCTTGCGCGGGCGCCAGCCCAGGCCCTTGGCGACCTCCTTCAGGTGCCTGACAACATCGCCCGCCTTTTCGACGCCGAGGTGGGCCTTAATGAAGCTCCACTTGTTCCAGCGGGCGCCGCACGAGCCTGAGAAACAGTTACCGAAGCCGCTATCCAGCCCGATATAGACCTTCCACTTCGATGCGCCGCAGACCGGGCACGTCTTGAGGTTGGCCTGGCGCCCGCTGGAGCCGCTGACGATGCGATAATCGATACCCTGGTCATCCAGGTACTCCTCGATGTCGACCGCATCCAGCAGCTCCTGGATGTTCTCGCTCATCGATCTGCCTCGTAGCCGGGCTTGATCACCGCCAGCGGTACCGGCGTCTTGTCCTGATGGCGATAAACACCGATGCGGACGAAGCGCGCGGCAAAGAGCTTGATCTTGCCGACGGCGAACACCCGGGCGATGTCGTCATCGAGCAAACCCACCCGGCCGGCGGCCAGGGCCTGGTTGACCGGATGATCCACCGTCCTACTCACGACCGACGACCTTGGCGATGAACTTCATGCGCGCCCGATCCTGTCTGATGCGGATCGAAAAGCCGTCCTCGCTGTTGCGCGAAGCGGCCCAGTGCAGCCGGGCCTCGCTGATCCGCTTCTCATCTTCGGTCGCGTTGATCGTGATCAGGATGTCGGCGATGCGGACGCGATTGTAGTCTTCGGCGACGTCGGTCGCTTTCGCGGTGGTCGACTTGGCGCCGTCGCGGTTGGTCTGCGTCGCGGTCAGCACCGCCAGTCCGTACTCAAAGGCAATGGCGCGCAGCCCGATATAGATCGACTTGGAGTTCTCGATGTTGCTGTCGGTCATCACCTCCGGTGCCATCAGATCGGCATAGTCGACGACCAGCAGATCGAACTCGATACCCTTGGCCCGGTATGACTCCAGCAGCCGGCGGATCGCCGAGCACTTGAGCGTGCCCGAGGCGTATTCGTGGATCTTGAAGTGACCGGCGCGCTTCGACGCCGCCTCGACCTTCTTCTGAACGTCGAAGGGCGTGGTGCCCAGCGCGTTCATCATGGTTTCGGACAGATTGGCGTCGATACGATCGGCCAGGATGTCCTTGCTGATCTCCAGCGTCAGGTCGAGGACGTTGTAGCCCTTGCTGTTGGGGTCCTTCGGGTCTTTGGGGATGAGGTTGGCATTCTTCGCCAGGTCGTGCAGACCGATGGACTTGCCCGACTTGGCCGCACCCATGAACACGCTGAGCTCCTTGCGGCCCCAGCCGTTGTGATAAAGGTGCTTGTCGATGTCCGGGTAGCCGGTCGGGATGCCGGTCTTAACGATGGTGCCGGCAGCGACGTCGATGCGGTGCTTGGTGCGGGCAGCCGCCATCTCGTAATAGTCATAGCCAGGGTCCTCGTCGGCCTTGCCGACGTCGAGGGCCTGACGCATGAGCTGCTCGATCTTGGCGTATTCGCCCTTCTCGTGCAGATGCACAGATTGCAGGATTGCCTGCTCGACAGCGCGGTTGCGGGCGAACTCGGCGACCTTGTCGAGAACGAACTCCTTGTCCGACAGATCTGCGGTCAGCGCCGCCTTGAGCGTGGTGCGGATCTCCGGCACCAGGTCGCCGCGAATCCGCTTAGCCTTGACCGCGTCGTTGATCAGCGTGATCAGAACGGCGCCGTCGGGCACGCTGCGGTATTTGGCGAAATAGTCCTGGGCGACGCTGACGACGGCGGCCTCGGCGGCATTCTCCAGATAGCTGGGATCGATCAGGCGATCGGCCCGCATCGCAAAGACGTTATCGCGCAGCAGCAGCGCGACAACCTTTTGCTGAATAGGACCGGCGAAGTCGTAGGTGGGACCGGCGGTGACAGGAGCAGCCGCCGGCGCGGCTGCTGCGGTCATACTACGTAGTACCCGCCCAGGACGTGCTTGAAGAGGGTGACGACCTTGGCGCCGACGATACCGTCATGAATCTCGATCTTGAGCGAGAACTGATCGGCATCGATCAACTTGGCCGCATAGAATTCGAGAGGATCGCTCTTGAGCGAGTATGCGAACTCCCGGCCGCGCAGGGCGCTCAGCTCATCCTGGTGCGACCAGCGCGCACCGCTCCGCGTGCTCGGCATGGGGCGGTTGTTCGGCCGGTTCGGCAGGCGAAGTGTTTTGTCGTTGCTCATAGCGCGCTCCATGTGTGCGTTGTGCTATCAATATAACTCAGTTTTGACTTATGTGCGCAGGGAAAAATTATGCGCTCGCAATTTCCCTGGCCCGCTCGACCACCGACGCTTCGAAGTAGCGCTCGGCGACCATGACGGGCAGCATCTGGCGCTTCCAGATGAAGTCGGCGAGCAGATGCTCGTGCCCGCTGCGCGTGCTGATCTGCTCGACCAGATACTTGTGGTGGGCATCCTGATAGGCGCGACCATCATAGCTGGCGTTGGTGTAGTCGGGGTGCTGAGCGACCGTCAGCCGGCCGCGCTTATGATCGGCCCAGGCCTGACCGACATGCTCGCGAACATCCCCGCTGTAGAGCTGCTGCGGGCGCGGCAGGTAATTGCGCTTGATCCGCATCCCCTTCTCCATCGCGGTCTCGATGAAGAAGTCGTAGGGCATGCCGAAGGCGTCGGCGAGCTGGCGTCCCTTCCACAGACCGGTCAGCACATCGCCGCGGCCCTCGAAGATGTTCGAGTCCTTGAACCCCTTGACGTAGCGCGCCTTCTCTTTATCGATGTGGCGCGCATACATGACGCGCAGCACGCGATCATAGGCAGCGGCGTAGAGCAGCGTCGCACGCCCGTAGCTCACCATGCGGTAGTCGAACCACTTTCTGGTGGCGAGCGTGCGCTCCTGGCGGCCGAGCTTCTCACGGATCTCGGTCGCGGTGCCGTTGAGGTGCCGGACGTGCTTCCAGACCAGGTAGTCCAGCTCGTCCTCTGTCAGATCGTCGCCCCAATAGGTGCCGTAGATGTCATCCGTTGCGCTCATAAACCGTGCTCAGTTGAATTAACGAGACGCGGAGCCTGCCATCATGCGGACCAGGCCCTCGAAATCGTCTTTGCTGTTGAACTCAGTATAGCGCTCAGCGCTCGGAAGAGCGTTGGCATAACGACGGAGAATGTCGGCCACGATCCCAGAGCGCACGATGTCGTTCTCGTCGAACGCGACCTGCGCGACGCCGCCCAGCCCGCGCAGCCGCTTGCTGGCGTCGTCGAGGCCGCTGTAGCCGGGGATGTCCTGCTGGCTGAGATCGCCGTTGATGATGACCTTGGCGTTCTCACCGATGCGGGTGAGGAACAGCTTCATCTGCAGCGGCGTGGTGTTCTGCGCCTCGTCCAGGATCACCCAGGCGTCCTTGAAGGTCATGCCGCGCAGATAGGCCAGCGGGATGGCCTCGATCTGGCCCGATTTGATCATATAGTCGGTGGGGCCGGAACCGAGCCGCTCGACAAACGCATCCCTGACCGGGCGGAAATAGGGCTCGTATTTCTCCTCCAGCTCGCCGGGCAGGAAGCCCAGGCTCTCGCCCGCCTCGACCGCCGGCCGGGTAACGATGATCTTGCGGATGACACCAGTCTTGAAGGCTTCGGCGGCGAGCGCGGCAGCGATGTAGGTCTTGCCGGTGCCGGCCGGGCCCAGCCCGATGGTGATTTGATTGTGGGCGATGGCCTTGATGTAGCGATCCTGATTGTCGTTGAGCGCGGCGAGCGGCTTGATCACGCGTTCACCGCGGTGCTGGATCGCCGGCGTCTCGTCGGTCATCAGCGGCAGGAGGCCGCCTTTCCTGTTACGTGCGACGCTCTTACGCTCGAAACGACGGCCCATAGCTAAGCTCTCCAGTTACGCTGTCGAGAGTATAGCAAGTCAGTTTTGACTGATCTCTGGGAAAACGCGTCAAGCAAAATATATTTGCAAAACGCGCTCCCGGGGTTCACTCAATCTTGACTGATGGCTCAGGCCGTGATGAGCGCGCCGTACTCCTCCGGCTGCCGCTCGTAGTAGACGCCGCCGACACAGGCGAAGTTGCGCACGTCCACATACTCGGTGACCGAGTGCGCGTTGACCGTATCGACATGGATGAGACCGAAGCCGTTCGACCACTTCTTTGCGTCGGTGTAGGAGGCCTTGCGGCGGTGCCCGGCGCCGAACTGATGCCACTCATAGGCGCCGAAGATCGGGTTGTAGCGGGTCATCGCCTGGTGGGAGTGGTGATGGCCGTTCCAGCCCGGCATCGCCAGATTGACCGCCTCGGGGAAGTGACAGGCCAGCACGCAGTCGTAGAAAATGGCGTAGTTGTTCTTCAGCTCGCTGTCGATGTCGCGCTGGTTCTCGGCCGCCAGGTCGCTGCGGGCGATATAGTTGACCTCGTACTTGGTGAGGCCGAAGAACTGCGGCACGGTCATGCCGTGGAGCTCGGAGAGAATGACCTTCATGGCGCTGCCGGCCATACCCGCATCGGCCAGATGGCGCAGCCAGCGGTGCTCGTGGTTGCCCTCGATATAGACGATCTCGCAGTCCGGGGCGCTCTCGCGCACGTCGCCGAGGAACGCATGCAGAGCGCGCAGGCGGGCCATGGGACCGAAGTCTCGAGGATCGACGCTGTACTTGCCGAACTCGGGCAGATCGAGACCATCGCCGTTGATGACGAACTTGTCGGGCTGGGCGCGCTTCACGGTATCGATGACGATGCGGCGCCAGAACGGGTCCATCTCCATGTCGTGGATGTCGTTGACACCGAGGATGGTCTGGAAGCGGCGGTTGCTGGGCTTCAGATAGGCTTCGCCCCAGTTGCGCTTATCGATGTTCATGGCGCGGTAGGGATCTTTGGAGGCGTGCCGGGCGATATGCAGCTCCAAGCGGTGCGCGCCGCGCGGCAGATCGATACCGCCCTGGCGCCGGAACTCCTCGAAGGTGCCGAAATAGCGGTCCCAGGTGCCGTCGGAGATGATCGCGTTGTTGCGGAAGAAGCGGCGCGACAGGAAGCGATCGTGCTCCTCGGCCAGCTTGCCCACGCGCCGGAGCTCCTCGATGCAGTCCTGCGGGGTGAACTCCTCGCGGAACTTGTAGCCTTTCTCGTTCAGAAGGAAGTTGTCGACGACGACGCCGTTGATGATCTTGGGCGCGGGCTTCTCGGGCTTGGCTGCCTTTTCAGGCTGGGCCGCGAGTGTGGCGGAAGCGGTCGGGGCGACAGGCGGCATCGAGCGGTCGATCAGCTCAGGCACATCCTTGCCCGCACGGTACGCGGCGCGCAGCTCGCCGGCGCGGTTCCGCACGCTCTTGACCGAAATACCGAGGTGAGCTGCGACGTCAGCTACCGAAGGAAAGGAGCCGCGGTCGTTATAGATTGCAGCAAACTCTAACGGGGAAGCCATGTCCGCTCACCATATTCTTAGAGATTTAAGAAAAGAGATAAGAGAGTCTTAGAGAAGAGAAGATAAGAAATGGGCCGCGGGGATTTTTACCCTCGCGGCCCCTCTTCAATTACAGCACCAGCGGTGCCGCCTTTAGTGCGAGCTCCCCGATCGGGAGAACGACATTTGTGAGCCAGTTGAACGAGCCGCCATCGGGCTGGTTCTGAGCCTGGTCATTCTTGGTCAGATCCTGCTTACCCTTCTCGGTGCAGCTGGCGGCAACATAGTCCACGGTCTGTTGAACCGCGCCGGCGGCCGCCGGCTTTGCCTGCGCCTCGGTCTGCTGCGCGGTGGCCTTGGCCCGGGCAATGGCGCAGCCGAGCTCGACGGCCGGCGAGATCTCCGGATGAGCGGTCTCGACCTGACTCAGCGCCTGTCCGGTGAGCTGCTCGCCGACCTTGGCTGCGGCCTGGCCCGTCGGGGTATTACAGGCGGTCAGGCCCATCAGAGCGCCGAAGAACAGCAGTGCCGTGATCATCGCGGCCGCAGTTTTCGCGGCGGTCTTCGCCATCGCGCCGGCCGCGTCGATCATACTGGCGATCATCACCATGCTCGACGGCGCGGTCAGGTTCTTGGCGTGGCCGAGATTGATGGCGACGAAGTTCACGAGGTGATAGACGACGGCATAGAGCGACAGGCCGTAGAGCCGCGTCAGAAAGCTCCAGCGGCCGGCAGAGCCAGGCGCGGGCATCAGCGCCGCCAGGGCGGACGCGATCAATACAGCGCCGGAGATATACGTCAGATAGGGCTTCAGAACGGCGAGAGACGCCAGAAGATCGTAGATGTCCATGATGGAACCTCAGTCAGTTTTGAGTGATTACGAAAGTCCAAGAGCCGACATACAGGCGGCCCGGATAAGCGTCGGGGCGTAGGTGCATCGGCCGTTCTCCACCAGACAGAATGCCGGCCAGATGGCGATGAGCATCTGTGGCTGCCGCAGGTTGAGATAGGTGTCGGCGGTGAAGGGGCGACCCAGCCGCGCCGCAGTGTCTTCGACGACCGTCGCAATGTAGGAGTCGTCGTCGTTGTCATCATTCTCCGGCGCCCAGCCGAATTCCTTCTTGCCGGTCTTCGGGTTGAGCTTGCCCTCGACCAGCAACTTGGTCGTTGTCAGCCCATAGACCTGGTTGTCCTTGATCAGCTGCTTGGCGCCGGCGCGGATACCGTTGAGCGCCGTGTCGTAGCGGCCGAAACGCGGGGTGCCGGAGTGGCCCGGACGGATCTTCTCGACGCCCAGCTGCCCGTTATAGGGCGTGGATGGCGGCAGGATGACGTTGAGGTTGAGCGGGTTGTTGTTGTACTCGCCCCGCGTGAGTTCAATCATGGCTCTTTGTCACTCGGTCTTCGACGCGCTGAAGCGCGGCCAGGATGCGATCCTCGAAAGTCTTCAAGCTGGCGGTCTGCACATAGTCGCGCGCGACGGTTACGCGCAGCTCCTGGACATCCCTCGAGGCGGCTTTGGCCTCGGCCCAGGCAAAGCGGATCAGGACGAGGATCAGGGTCGCCAGCGGCACTGCCAGGATCTCGAAAATCGATTGAACAGACATTTGCCAACTCCTGCCGACGCAGACCCGATTATAGCCCGTCCGCGCCCAAAAGATCAATCAGTTCTGACTGATCTTTACGGGTAGCCGGAGGTCACGTCGATGGCGTCGAGGGCGGTCTGATCGGTGGCCGCCTGGATCGCCGCCTTGATCTCCCAGTAGCGCTTGCGCAGGGTGAGAACATAGTCCCCTGCCCCGCTGCACACGGCGAGCGCCGTGGCCGCGTCGTAGACGACGTTGTTGTTGGCCGCGTCGCGAATGAATGAATCGGACGGCCAGGCGCTGGTGTCGCCGGCCAGCGAGCGCTGACAGAGCAGCGCGATGGCCGAGAGATTGAATACGCCGGTCGAGCCCAGCGCATCCGGGCCGAGCTGAAAGACGTGGCCGTCAGTGTGGGTGTAGCCGGCATTGATCTTGCTCGCATAAACAGCGGTCGCCGCCTTGATTGTGGCGATCTTGTTCTCGGCCAGGCCGGGCACGAAGGCGGCGACCACAGGTGGATCATCTGTTGTGACGATCCACTCTCCCGAAGTACTTGGCGGCAGAACATCGTATTGCACATAGCCGCCATCCTCCGGCGGTTCGGGCGGGTCGAAACCCATGCTGGTATGGATGACCCGGCGATCGGCGCGATAGACGGCGTAGTTATTGACCTGCATCACTCAATCCTGACTGATTATCGCTGGCACACGAGCATCATGCCGGTGGAACCCGGAATGATATGCGCGTTGTTGCCGTCGGCCGTGATCGTCTGCGCCTCCAGCACGAAATAGAACGTGCCGGCGCCGACACCGAAGGTGCCGACAAACGACTGCGTAACAAAGATGCCCGGTCCCAAGCTGACCGGACTGAACTGATCCGTACCGGTGGCGCTGCCGGCGCGGACCCGGTAGCGGAAGTTCATCCCATTCTGGCTGTTGAAGTTGATGAACATTGACCCGTGGAAGACGCCGTTCGCCGGATAGTCCACGGTGAAGCCCTGGGTCCAAATCGGCGACCAGATTGGCCCCTGAACGACGCTGATGTCGGTCGTGATGGCGAAGCCATAGGGCTTCGTCACCGCGCCGGCGGTGATCGTGCCGGTCGAAACCGTACTGTCGGCCAGGCCATCCTCGACGAAGACCGGATTGCCGCTCGCGTCCCACACGAATAGGCCATAGCGGTTCTGATCGCGGCCGACGACGACGCGCTTAGCTGGCGTCGCTTGGTTGTCGTAGACCCGGAACGCCGGACCATCGAACTTGCCGCCATTGCTGACGACATTGCCATCCATCTGCAGATAGCCGTTCGTTCCAGCCGCAGCGGTGAAGGTTTGGCCCTGGAAGAAGTTCGCATTGAGAACGTCGCCGGTCAGCGTGCCCAGAACCAAGTGCGTGGCCGTGAGCTGGCGCGTCGCGATCTTGTTGCCGGTGATCGTGCCACCAGCGATGTTGTTCGCGACAATGCCGCCGGTCGCGATCTGGGCCGCGGTGATGGTGCCGGCCGTGATCGCCGAGGCATCGAGGCCGCTTGTCGAGATGTGCGCCGTGCTGATCGATCCGGGCGTCAGCATGGTGCCGGAGACGCCCAGGCGCAGGCTGGGGCTTGCGACGCACCACTTGAAGTTGTGCGTCGTGTCGCTGTTGTTGAGAACGAGGATATCGAACCTGACCGCCACGGCGCCGGCCGGAATTGCCGTCTCACCGGTCGCGCCGAACGACAGAATGATGGGCGTCGTTGTCTTGAAGGCCGAGGCGGGTTGCGCGCCCGAAGAGATGGTGCTGAGCGAGCTGCCGGTGCCGTCGACGAACGTGGCGCGCAGCTGGATCGTCTGCGCGCTGGCGTTGATCGTCAGCGCGCCACCGCTGGCATAGACCAAAACGCCCATGCGATAGGCCTGCGTCGCGTCGATGACGATCGGCTGCGTGCGAATACGCGACCCGGTGCTGACGCCATTGGCGTTGGCCGAGAGGATGGCGCACGCCTGGACCTGCATCGCCTGTGCATCGGCGGTCGTGCCGTCCTCGAGGCCCCAGGCGGTGAAGGCCTGACCGCCGCTGCCCAGCTGCTGCCAATAGACGTTCGCGCCCCAGCCGCGAGCGGTTACGTCGGCGAAGGTCGGATCCGTCACCATATTGGTGCTGTCGACCGCGAGGATCGAGGCGGTGACGGCGCCGGCCGCAAGCTGAGCCGTACTGACGGCTCCAGCCTGAATCGAGGCCGTCGTAATGGCATTGGCGGCGATCGAGCTCGCTGTGACCGAATTGGCCGCCAACTTATTCGCTGTGACGGCGCCGGCCGACAGCTCGTTGGCGGTAATGGCGCCGGTGGCGATCTGCGCCGCGGTGATGCTATTCGCTTGAATCTGAGCGGCGGTGATCGAGCCAGTGAGTTTCGAGGTCGATAGTGCCGCGAGCTGTGAATCCGTCAGCTGACCGGTGATATTCGTGGCGGGCACAGCCGCCGTCCAGACGCCAGCATGATAGCGATAAAGCTGACCGTCACTGGTCAGCATCGCGGTCGCGCCCTCGGCCGGGCTGGAGATTGACGAGAGCGACGAAACGACCTGGACCGGAGATAGGCCTGCGGCAAACGATGCCGTCGTGATACTGCCGGCCTTGGCAATCGCCGTCGGAACGACCCAGGCAGAGCCGTTCCAGGTGTACATCTGACCGGCAGTGGTGTCGTAGAAGAAATTGCTGATCGTATGGTCGGCCGAGCTTATCGACGTCCCCGTCTGAACCAGCTGTTGGCTTGAGATCAGGTTCGACGCATCGATGGCATTCTTGGCGATCTGCGCGTTAACGATCTGGCCGACGAGATCCGTCGTCAGATTGGCAAGCGTCGTCGCCACGGCGCCGGCGGTGTTCGAGTTGCTGAAGGCCGAGACGTTGCCGTTATTGTCGACCGCTCGGACCCAATAATAGCGGGTCGAGTTTTTCGGGAGGCCGGCGCGAAGGAACTGGCTCGACATCGAATCTGCGATGTGCGAGGCCGTCGTCAGATCGTCGGCGGTGCTCTCGTAGATCTCAATGTGGTGCAGGTTTGGAATCAGCGGGTTCACCCAGTTCAGGGTGATCGACAGCGCCGCCGCGGTGGCCGTCAGGCCAGTGGGCGCCGGCGGGGCGATATTGTTGCCGATAACGGTGTACGAGACCGGAGTCGAGGCCAGCGCATTGCCACGCTTGCCCTTATTGTCGATCGGCACCAGGCGCACGGTCAGCACGTCGCCTACGTCGGCATCGACCGAATAGGTGGTCTCGGCGTTGCGAACGGTGGCGATCAGCTTCTCAGGCTCGGTGCCGCGCGTGAGATAGATATCCGCCCCGTCATAGACGAAGGTCAGGCCGGGATTGGCTGCCCAGAAGAAGCTGACCCGCGATCGCTTGTCCGAGCGCCCGATGAGCTCCTCAACCCAATGATCGACCTGAATTGGTGCGATGGTGAACTGGGGCGACGTGTAGATCGGCGGCTGAGCCGGATTTTCCGGATCGAGATAGATATTCGCATTGTATTCCAACGCCGTCAGCGTGCGGTGATGGTCGCCCGAGCCCTGGATCTTCTGGATGCGGAACGGCCGCTGCACGGTCGCCAGCGGGCCGAACATATAGTTGGCGAAGTCCGTCGGGTTCTGAACCAGCGAGCGGTCCAGCGTGATCGAGGTGTAGGTGCCCGCCGCCATCCCGGTGACCGGAATGGTCTCGATGAAATCGACCGCCCACAGCGCGACAGTGTCACCATTGTTGATCGATGACGCGTCGTCGAGCTGGATGATCTCCTGCCCGCCCACCGTGGTCCTGCGCATCATCATCATGTCCTTCGAGCCCTTGATGACCCGATGGAAGATGATGTTTGGCTGCGCGTTGATGGTGATCGAGTTGCCGTTGACCGAGATTACGCTCACGTCGAGCACATGCACGGCGCTGTGCAGGATCAGGAGCTGATAGCTGCTCGTGCCATCGATCGTGACGGGCTTGTCGAGATTGATGACCGCCGCCGTGGAGCCTGGCGCGATACGGCCGGAGGTGCTCCAGTTCGGCATGTCGTGGGCCACAAAGACCACATCGCCGACGGTGCAGGCGATTGCCTCGACCGGCGCATCCCAGGTTGCGCTCAGCGTGACGTATTTGTTCAGCGCCAGCTGCAGATAGGCTTCGCGCTGCGCCTGGTCGAAGTTGGTGCAGCCCAGCAGCGCGATCGAGGACTGCTTCGGTGCGTCGCCACGATTATAGGCGTCGTTATCGACTACGCGCACCGTGTGCTGCCGATAATTATCGGTCGCGTCGTTGTACTGAACCTCGATCTCGTTGGCGCGATCGGTCAGGCTCAACCAGGTCATCTGGAACGACTTTTCGAGCATGTTGCCCGGCCCGAAAAGCATCACCGGATCGTCCGACACCTCCATCGCGACGGTGTAGAGCTGCCCGGTGCGAATGATCTGGGCGCGACCGATACGCATGACATTCTGCACGGCGTCCCAGAGATTGGTGGTCGTGTCGAAAACGCCGTTGAAGCCGAGGCCTAGCGCGGTGCAGGACTGCGCCCAGTCGTACCAGCGCGCCATATCGAAGCGCGTCAGAGCCAGATTGCCGCCATACCGGGAGTTGGTCAGCATATCGAGTGCAACCCAGGCCGGGTTGTTGTTGAAGCTGAGCCCCAGGTCGTTGCCGTAGGCGTCGTAGGTGTGGATCAGCACGCCGTCGACCGTGCAGGTCAGCGTCGGGAAACTGGATAGCTGCTTGTCGGCCTTGATCTTCAGACCGACGACGGCAGTGTTGTTGTAATTGACCGGGTCGAGCAGAATGCCGACCACCTGAGTGAGCTGGCAGGTCTCCAGCGCCAGGTTGTCGGTGCGCTCGGCCACCGTGCGCCACGTCCGGATGTCGTAGATGCCGAGATCGAGGACGGGGCTGAGAGCCGAAACGCGGACAACGCTTCGCTGATTATGGTGATTGAGGATGTCGGGCAGGTCGATCCAGGTCGTGGTGCCATGCAGCCGGTACTGGCTCTTGATGGTGACATCCATCGGCGACTGATTGCCGTGGATGTCGAACAGCGCCATGCCCTGCGGGAAGACGAAGTCGAGCCGGAACTGCTCCACCGCTTCGAGCGTCGTGTGAGTGATCGCGTTCGCTTCGATATCGAGGATTTGGCCGACACCCTCGGAAATCAACGTGTTGTTGAACCACGGAATACGGCCCTGGGTAGCCTTGCCCGTCCGGGTTTCGACAGTGATGTCGTTCCAGTAAGCGGCGCTCTGACCGTTCAGCTTGACGTCATAGATCTGGCTGACCTCGCCCTCCGAGACGGCCGTTTCCATGAAGAGATACTGCGTCTCGCCGTCGGTCTGCGTCGAAGAGTTGATGATATTGCCGCCGGTGACGAAGGTCCCGTAGATGACCGGAATCGGCGCGTCCTCGGTCGCCGTGTTGGCGGGGCCGTCATACCCGTAGGATGGGCTATCCCCCGAGGTGCTGGCCGAAGTGGGCTTCGGAGGGGGCAGAAGCGAGTTCACCAGCAGCCCGCCGATTGCGGTCAGGCCGGCGGTGATGCCGGCGGCCGCCGAGCCAGTGGCGCTGTAGCCCAGAGCCGTTGCGATTGCCGGGCCGAGATAGATGGCGGCCACGATCACGACGATGATCGCGACGATGCGCAGGATCGACTTGGCGCTGCCCTGCGGCACGACAGCAATCGTCAGCTTGTCGGCCGGCGACAGGGTGGTGACGGCGAACTTCTCGGCGGTGACGAGCTTATGGTTGACGGCCACCACCCACTCGACCTCGGTCGGCAGGCCGTCGAGATAGTCGGCGAGCGACTTGCCCGGCGCCCAGATGAGCTTGGTGTCGGTACGGTCAGTCTTGTCGAACGGGTTGTAGAGGATGGTGAGATCGATATCGTTATCGATGACCTTCAGCCGCTGCGCGAAATCGGATTCAAGAACTTCCTGGATCATTTGCCGACGAACTCGTAGTAGCCGAGGATTCTGTGTCTCCAGTCTCCGTTCGTGCGCTCAGTGCAGACCCCGCCTGACTCCTTGTAGACGTGGATGAATTTCGAGACGCTGAGGGTGAAGCCGACATGGCAGTGGACGCCGGCGACCTTCATGTGAACCAAGACACCAGGCTTCAGCTCGGTCTCCTGCCAGCGCCAGGCGTTCTCGCTCATGATGTACGCGACCTCGCCCATGTTGTTGGGCGTGTCGAAGTCCGGCAGCTCGACCCCGTAGCGACGTCGGTACATCTCCATGACCAGGCCATAGCAGTCGTACACGGCAGGGCCCCTGCCCCCGAGCTCGAACGGTTTTCCGATAAGATCAGCGTACTGGAACATCAGTCAATTTTGACTGATCTAGCGGCTTTGCACAAGCCCAGGAATGATACCTGGGAAGCCGCCGAAGTTCTCAGTATTGTCGTGCGCCATGCAGCCGTTCGGCGTGTCGAAACCGAAGTCGCACGAGGCCAGCGCGCCGTGATATTTGCACTCGACGCCCTTGTAGCGCCAAGCGCAGACATTGCGGAAAGCGCGCCGGCGCGGCCAGCGAATGCTGAGTGCATTCTCAGCGCCCAGCTTGAAGGTGATCTCATAGTCCTTGGCGCTGGCGCCGATCACCTCCATCTGCTCGCTGATCTCGGCCGGCTGGGATGGGTTGCCGCTGTTGACGATGGTGAGCGTGACCTTGAAGCCGACGCCGCCCCGATACTTCTCCATCTGCTGCATGATGGCGCCGGTATAGTCACGGCAGACCAGGTTGACGTCAGGAACGCCGCCCGCCTCCTCATCGATCTGAAAGTCGAAGTTGGCAGCCGTATAGACCTTCTCAACGCCGCCCTGAGTCCAGATGAAGTCCTCATTATTGGCGCAAATGCTGATGACCTCGACCACGACGCCCGGGTTATCCGGATCTACGACATCGATATCCAGCAGCGCGATGAAGGCCACGTTCGAGGCAATCTTGTTCTTTTCGATCGCCGTCGCTACGGAAATATGCCGGGTCACAGTCATCAGACTTCTTTCAGCTCCATATCAGAGATCTGGTAGAGCAGCGATTTCGCGATACCCTTCGCAGGAACCGCCTTCTGCCAGGCCATCGGCGTCGCATTGAACGCCTTGTTGAATCTCACCAGCACAGTTTCGCCCGAGGTTGGCAGCGTGTAATTGAAAGCCAGTGAACCGCCCTGCACGGTGGTCCAGAAGCTATCCAAAGCGGCGATGTCGGCCTCAGTCAGAAGCGAGAAACCAGTCTTCCAGATGCGCCGCGGCGGACGCGTATAGCGCGGCCGGGTGATCTCGTAGCCACCTTCGACCGGCGCCTTGATCGCGGGGTCGTCGGAGGTGCGGCCAAAATACTGCTGGTCCTCTTTCTGCGAGAGTGTTGGAAAGCTTGGGTATGTGGTCATTTAATAACTCACTACTGACTTATCATCAAGATTTAAGTGCGCCCTGCATGCCGGAGCGGAACTGGCCCGGCCGGCTGGCCGCGCGCAGCACCACATCCAGAATGAGGCTCTCGCCATCGAAGCGAGGCTTGTGCTGATCGGCGTCCATCTGCTGGCCCGACTGATTGATGACGTTGACAGTGATGGCCGGCATGTTGCCGCCGCCCATGGCGCGCATCTGACCTTCGGTGAAGACACCCTCGCCCCGGCGCGCGATGATCGGAATCTCATCACCGACCAGGCCGCCGGTGTGGAAACGCGGCGCGCCGTTGAAGACCGACGGGTCGATGCCGGCGCGCGACTCCAGAGCGTCGAAGCCGAGTAGGCCGCCGGTGTGAGCGATGTTGAAGCTCGGCACGGTAAGATCGGAGGACGGCAGGTCCGGCGCGTTCAGTGCCGGCGCACCCAAGTTCGGATCATAGGCGCCGGCCGCGGCCGCACCGATACCAAGGATCTGGGCAACCCAGTCGCCGGCGCCACCCAGCGAGGACGCCAACGCCTTCTGCATCTCGATCTTGATGATATCCTGCAGGATCTGCTGGGTGAGGCTGTCCATGTCGAGCTTGCCGGTCGTGACGAACTGGGCGATGGCCGTGGTGCCGTCGTCGGCCCAGTTCTTCATCGCGTCGCCCATCTGCTTGGAGCTGTCTTCCCACTCGCGGGCCAGCTGCTGGAAGCCGTTCTCCTCGTCGCGGTTGGCCTTCTCGCGCAGCGCGTGCAGGTAGGCGTAAACGTCCTCTTCGATCTTCTTGCGCTCTTCGCCGGTGTGCTTGTCGAGCGCGAGCAGGTTCATCTGCAGATCGACTTCGTCCTGGTAACGCTTCTCGATCACGTCCTTAGCATTGCCGGCGAGATCCTCATTGAGCTTGCGGGCCGCCTCGGCGTCCTTCTGGAACTGCTCGTCGAGCTTCATCTGGAGCGCGTCCGACTTGGCCTGGACGATCGCCTTATCCACGTCACTGACGCTGCGGGTCGTCATGTCGAGGTTCTTTTTGGCGCGCTCCAGCTCCGCGCTCAGCTGGATCACGCCCAGCGGGTCCTTGAACCGGCTGCTCGACATCAGCTGCGCGTCATACTCCTCGAGCTTCTCCTTCGCCTCGGTCGACTTGGTGGTGATCAGCTGCCAGGCGGTCGCATCCTTGCGCTTGGTCTCCTGCCACGCCTCCAGCTTCTTCTTGGCGTCGTCGACCTTGTTGGCCCAGTCGATCAGCGTCTGTTTCTCGGCTTCGGTGGCGCCGACGAACTCCTTGTTGGTGGAGAGCTGGACCATGACCTTGGCGTATTCCTCGCCCTTGCCGGTCATCTTCGCCATCGCCTCGTCATGCACCTCCTCCAGGTGCATGATCTCCTGCTGGATCTTCGACAGGCCCTTGGAGGTCTTCTCGACGTAGGCCGGCGCGTCCTGACGGTCGGCCATCTGCTGGGTAGCATCGAGCTGTTTGTTGAGCTGGGCCAGCTCGGCTGAAGCCTGCTTCTGTTGCTGCGCGTCGCCCGTCTCGGCCAGCTTCTGCATCTCGGCGATGTGCGCCTTTAGGATACCCTCGATCTTGTCGTAATAGGCCTTCTGAAGCGCGGCCTGCTGATCCTTGATCGCATCGCGGCCGGGCGTGCCTTCCTTGTTCTCAGGCAGATCGCGCAGGGCGCGGATCTTCTGGTTCTCCGCGGAATACTGGTTGCTCGCGTCATCCAGCTCCCGCTGGATGTTCTCACGCGTCTTCTGCATGAACGCGTCGGTCTCGCGATCCGACAGCGTGTTGCGCGCCTGGATGATCGCGGCCGAGTTCGCGTTCAGCTGCGCCATCAGCTCGCCGAGTCTCTCGTTCTCGTCGGCGATCCGCGGGTCCTGGAACGTCTTGCCGCCGATGGTGACAGGAACGCTGTTCTGCCTGTACTCGTCGCGGAGCTTCTTATGCAGCTCGATCTGCTTGTTGATCTCCTCGTTGGCATCTTCCAGCTTGGCGATCGTTTCCTGAGTGACGAGGCCGTCCTTGATGTCCTGTCGCGCCTTCTCGGAGGCGTCGTTGAATACGCCCATCGCATCGGCGACCTGATAGATCAGGATGGCGGCCATACCGATCGGACCAAGCGCCACGCTGAACGCGGCACCGAGGGCGCGCATGGCGACCGTTGCGACGCCGGCGGTCACTGCGCCGGCGGTCTCGGCCGCGCTGGTGAGCACGATCTCGCCGCGCAGAAGCGACAGTGTGGTGCTCAGCGCCTTTGAGCTCGCCGCGGCCTGGGCGCTCGCCTGGACCCAGTTGAGGGCCAGAGCGGCGCCAAGCCCTTTGACCGCCTCGATGGTCTTGCTGATGGCAACAACAAGCACGAGGTTCCCGGCCACCGCCTCGATGGCGCCGCGATACTGAATGAAGATGTCGATCGCCGCGCGCACGTCGCGCACCAGCTCGCCCAGCTGCTCGCCATACTGCTTCGCCCACTGTGTGCCAGTCGACGAGTTCATGACATTGACGAGGTCTTGCAGCTGCTTCTCGACCTCCTGCACGAAGCCGGACTCGCCGATGGTGTTCTGCAACTGAATCCAGCTCGTCTCGACCTGAGCGAAGATACCGGTGAGGTTCTGCATGTGCAGAAGCGCCTGGCCCTGGTCGAGGCGGCTCAGCTGATCGAGCAGACCCTGGATCGCGGCGGAACTCTTGAGAGTGCCCTTCTCCACCGCCTCCATGAGTTCGCCGTAGGTCATGTTCATGGAGTCGGCCATCGCCTGGATGGCGTCGGGGATGGCCTTACCCAGCTGGCGGCGCAGCTGTTCCAGGGAGACGGTACCGCGACCGGCCATCTCCTGAATCGCGAGGGAGGCGGCGCGCAGCTTCTCTTCCGACGCGCCGTTCTTGGCGACGGCGTCGAGCAGGGTCTGCAGCGAGCCGTTCATCGGATCGATGCCGACGGTCTTCAGTTTGACGAAGGCGTCCTGGATCGCCCCCAGGCTGAACGGCGCGGTTCTGCCGAGCTCCAGAATCCACTGGAACTGCTCCCGCGCCTCCTGCTGCCGGCCAGCCTCATCGGAGGCGCGCGACAGACCTTGCAGCATGACCTGGGTCTTCTGGATCTCGGCGTTGGTCTTGAGGATGTGCTCGGGCAGATCGATGAAGGTCTGCTTCAGCGTATTGAGCGCCTCGACCCAGATCAGGGTGTTGATCGCGGCGGCACTGAAGGCGCCGCCAAGATCCTCGGCCGCACCGGTCGCGGCCTTCGCGTTCATGTTGAGCGTGCCGATGTTGGTGTTGAGGTTCAACACCATGCCGTTGGCCTTGGTGATCTGGCTGGTGAAGCCAGACGCATCCAGATTTAGCGTGACCGTAATTGCCGACGACTTACCGCTCATGACTGCTCACTCAGTTCTGACCAATCTCCTTCAGCGCAGCGAGCCCGCCCCGGTCGAAGATCGCCTTCTCGACGATGACCGTGCCGATCTGCTGCCTCAATGTGTCCTGGTACGGCTCCAGCTGCTCGCCCCGCGATGCCTGCGCCATGACGCCGACGCTGAGCTTGCGCAGGTCTTCTTCTGCCCGAAGCCGATCGATCTGCCGATTGAGAGCCCAGAAGGCCCGCAGCGGCAGATCCATCATCTGCCAATAGCCGTACCCGTACTCTCTCGACACCCGCGCGAAGATGAAGGCGAAATCGATCGCCTCAACCTTCGCGCCTAGGCGTTTCCCTCCGCGGCCGACGCGTCAGCGGCAGGCGCCTGCTCGGCCCCAGCCTCGTTGATCTCGTCCGCCGTGGCATTGATGAAGGCCAGAATGGCGTTGATCTTGTCGAAGGTCAGCGCGCGTAGATCGTCTTCCGGAATGGTCGGAAAGGTGGTCTGGATCATCTTCACCGACTTCTCGAACACCTCGGCGCCGGTGATCGGCTCGGACGATTCCTGACGGGCCTTGAGCTCCTGTGCCTGGTCGAGGAACTGGCCGACGGTGATCGGCTGCATGACGTGCTTGACGCCCTTCAGCGTCAGCTCCTTCTCAACCTTGGTCGGCAGCTCATCGATGTTCAGATATTGCACCACGTTGGGATTTCCCTGGCTGTGAAACGAATTGGGGCAGACTATACCTAGCCTGCCCCAATAAGTAAATCAGTTTTGACTGATCTTACGACGCAGCCGCCGGGTCGCCGACCGAGAACAGCGCACCCGTGACCGGGTCCGGGTAGCCGTTGAAGGTGACCGAGAAGATGCGCTCGGCATCGACCTTGTAGGAGTAGGTCACCTCGCCGGCAGTGTTGGCGAGCGGGATGATAAAGTCGTCCTGCTTGTTCGAGGCCGCGTTGGCGATCGGGTGCAGCACCAGCGGCGCGGCGGTCGCCAGCAGCGACAGACCGATCGAGGTCGAGACATCGACGCGCTTCACGTCGTCAGAGCCGCCCGACATCTGGACGATGGTCCAGTTGGACGAGCTCGCGGCCAGCGGGTAGCTGTTGCCGATCACGCCGTCGGTGGCATAGGTCACGGTCAGCGCGGTGGCCGAGGCGGTGAAGTTCGCCAGCTTGGCGCGCGGGTCGGCGTGGGCCGCCAACAGGTTCTTCAGGGCCGTCAGAGTCAGCGCCGTGGTGCCGCCGAGCACGACATAGTTGGCGTTGTTGGTCGGGTTGGCGGTCTTAAAGGTGATCTTCAGACCGTCGAACGACACCCAGTCGCCGTCAACCGGGTTGGCGGTGGGGGTCATCGTGCCGCTGGCCTTGGCGCCGGGCGTGTTCGCCAGCGTCGAGCCGGGCATGATCTTGTTGAGCAGATCGAGCGTGGTCTCGGCGAACGGCGCCTTCACCTGCACGGTGCGACCCATGACGTATTCGTTGACCGTCGAGTTACCGAACTGATCGACCGTCACCGCATGGGTGTTGGTCTTCACCGTGACATCGACGCCGCCCTTGGTCAGGCCCAGGTCGACGCCGTTGAAGGTGACGCTGCAGACACCGAGCTTTACGTTCCGAGTATCGGACATTTAGAAACTCCTTAGACGGCACGACGCCGAGATAAGTCAAAATTGAGTTACTATTGTAGGCGGATTCCGACCACAACTCAATCGCTAAAGTCCGAAAGCTATGTTAGGTTGGGAGGGTTTGCCCGGGCACGACGTAGCAGGCGTCGAAATGCTGGCTGAACTCGATCAGGTTGCCCGATGAGATCGGGTAGTTCACCGCCTCATGCTGCGGCCGGACAAAGTTATAGATGATGCCCTCGATGTCGCGGGTCGAGCCGAAGGTCAGCGCCTTGGCCGCTGCCGCGATCAGGTCGTAGCCGGTCTGATACTGCTGCGAGCGCGCGATCAGCTGGAAGCTGGCGCGATGATAGCCCGGCAGCTCGTAATTGATCACGTCACGGATCAGGCCGGAGCTCAGCATGATCCCTTCCTTCACCGTATCGGGGATGAAGTTGACGAAGAGCGAGACACCGGAGACGCCGACGCCCTTTCCCTCGATGTAGTTCTTGAGTCCCTCGACCCTCATGGCAGCAAATCCTCCATATCGATTTCGGCCAGGATCGATTCTGGAATGTTGTCCTGGCGAGCCTCGAGCGCGCGGTCCATGAACAGGCCGCCGACATCATGGCCCGCAGCCGCCTTCTGCCGCGACACTGGGCCGAGCTTGAAGGCACCCGAGCCATAGGGCTCGAGCCCCTCGTTCATCTGCAGCGCGTAGACGTCGAGATCCACGCCGGCCGGTCCCGAGAAGCTGTCGCCGTCGGCACCGGTGCCGTTGCCGACGACCACGTCGATCTGCAGGCGACCGTTATTCTCGTCGTCATAAGAGCGGATCTGGCGGATCGAGGCCTCGAGATCGCCGGGCTCGCCGGTGTAGACGGTCATCTTGACGCCGTTGCTGGTCAGCACCGGGCAGTTGCTGCGCGCCAGCGCGACGATCTTGTCGGCTTCGCGCTTCATCGCCTCGCGCGCCTTGCGGATCACCTTCTCGCCGCCCTGCCGCATAGCGATCGCCAGCGCAGCCAGCTGCGGATCACCTTCACTAGACATTGCCCTGGCTCCAGTCGTCGCACTTGACCTCGAAGTGATCGAACTCGCCGAAGGTGTTGTACTGACGGTTGATCGCGACCACGCGCACCCGCGCGCCGCCGACCTCGATGATATAGTCGAGATCAATATCGGTGTTGGGCGCGAACAGCAGCTCGACGGCGCTCTCCAGCTCGCGCGCGCTGCCGCGCGTGGCGGCCGCGTCGGCGCGCACCGAGGTCTTAATGGACAGAAGATCGAGACTGATGATGGAGCAGCGCCACGGTGTCGACGGGCCGTCGACCGGGCGGCCGTAATCGTCATACACGCCCGGGCGGATGATGGTGCAGTCTGCGTTCGGGATGAACATCGCGCGCTCCTGAAGAAAGAACGGCTATTTTATATCAGTCAGCTCTGACTTACCACACGGACCAGCGTGACGCTGTTCGGGTGGAAGATCTGATCCTTGACCTCGTCATAGCTGGGCAGCGCCCCGCCGGGCAGGGTCGAAAAGCGCGCGCCGCTGGGGTGATCGATCTCGAACTGGGAGACGCCGTACTCGGCCGCGGTCGCCATATAGGCGTCGTTGTAGGTGGTGAGCAGGTGATGGCGCCAGGCCTGACGGATGAACTTGTGACTCGGCCAGCGCCGGCCGCCGCGATCGGTGAACTGAAACTTCAGCTCATTGCGTCCGTCGATCAGGTGCTGGACTTTGGCCGTCTGCTGGTCGATGCCCTGCGTGCGAGCGGCGATTCCGACCTGCAGCCGGGCCCGACGCAGCGATTGCTTAGTGAAAGCGATGTCGCGCTCAAGCTGCACCGCGATCTCGTCGCTGAGATGCTGCTGGGACGCACTGAGAAGCTCGCTGGTGTCGTCGTCATACCCGTAGAACGCAGTAGACACACCCAGATCGTTGAACGCGTTCTCTTGCGCTTTAAATGCAGCCCACTCGCTTGCGCGGGCAATTTCGCCTTGTTCGTTGGGCAGGTAGATCCGCGCTATGCCATAGAGCCCGCCGCTCAACGAATCGATCGCCGACGGCTTCATCAACGGTCCGGTGAAGGCCTGGCCGTAGGCGCCGCGGAAGCCCTGAATAACCGTGAGATAGCGCCCCGCAGCCGCGTCGCTCTGCTGATTGAACCAGTCGATCAAGTGCGCGTCACGGTCATGCGGAGCTGGATGAAGTTCTTCACATACTCCAGCGCCTCGAGGCTGATGCCGAGATTGATCGGCTTGCCGGCGCGGAACATCATCGAGCTCTTGCCGGTGGTCTCGGACAGGATGCCCGAGTTGCGGCGGTCACGCACCGGGTCGCCCTGCAGAATGGCGTTGGCCTCGGCGATCTGGGCGCGCCGCAAGGCGAGCTTGAAGCTGTCCAGATAGAGCGCCCAGCGGTCCATCGTCATCACCGTCCAGAACTGGGGCGGCAGTAGATCCTGCGGCCAGAAATCGTCCCAGCCGCCGGCCGGCGGATTGTCGATGAAGGTCGGGTGCTTGGCGTGGTAGCCGAACTTGGTGAGCCGGAAGAAGGCCTCGATCAGCGCGGTGATGCGTTGATCCTCGGTGGCGGCCTCGAACCCGACCTGGGGCGGCATCGAGAAGCTCTCGAGCAGCGCCTGGTCGTAGCTCTGGAAGCTGTTGACCAGTTCGACCAGCCGATTTGTGGTGGAGATACTGTAGCGGGTCCGGCTGGTGATCACGCCGGACGATGTGGTCAGCAGGAAGTCGATGACGCGCATGCCGCGCAGCGGCACCTTGGCGTCGTTGAACTGGCCGTTGGCGGGCGGTGGCGGCGTGGTCGGCAGAAGATTCAGAGCCGCCGGAACCGTGACCTCGATGGTCGTGTCGCCGACCGCATAGTCGACGATCGGCGTTGCCGCCTGCAGCACGTTGCCGAGCTCATCCATAACGACGTAGCTCACCGCGGACACGTCGTCCGGGGTCGCCAGCGTGACGCGCACGGTGACGTCGGTATTGACCGGGTAGCTCTGAATGGTGCTATCGACCACTTACGCCCCGCTCTCGGCTTTGGCGCGTTCCTCGACCTCCGCAACCTGCATCGCGCGCCGGATGGAGATCAAGAGGTCGCCGATCGCCCTGCCCTTCACGCCCCACTGAGTGGCGATCTCGCGCAGCCCGGCGATACCCTTCTCGTCGGCGATCTTCTCCAGCTGCTCGTCGGTCATGATCGGCGGCTTACACGGCATCTCACCGCGGGTATTGGGATTGCCGCCGGCGAGCGGAATCGGCTGGTCGTAGACCTTGCACTGCGGCTCGGGCTCGACATAGATGTCGCGGATGGTGACGGCATTGACCGCCAGGCCGACCTGGCTGCCCTCCTCGCCCTCGACATAGCGTTCGACGCGGAGCGAGCTGGAGATGTTGTTGAGTTCGGCAGGGATCAGCTCACGGACGGAGATGCCGTCCTTGAACTGAACCGCACCCAGCCAGTCGGAGAAGCCGGCCCAGCCGGGTTCTGTAATCTTGATGCGCAAAAGACACCTCAAATGGAAAGGGGCCGGGCACCTGGCCCGACCCCAATCATCACTCAGTTTTGACTGATGTGCAACCTTAAATGTTGGTCACACCGGCCAGACGCGCCAGGGAGTGCGTGCTCTTGAGCACCAGGCCGCAGTACCACTTGACGCGGTAGCGGTTGGCATCCTTGTTCTGCACGGTGCCGATATCCTCGACCTGGATGCCGGCCGAGGGGCCGCCATAGATGCCGTGGAGGCCATCGACCTCGTTCAGGCGCATGGCGTAGACCGAGCAGGTGTTGGCGTTGGTGCCAACGGTCTCGTTGACCGGCAGGAAGTCGTTGATCAGCACCGGGATGCCGTTATAGGCCGGGATCGGCTGGCCGAAGTTCTCGACCATGATCTGATCGGCGTGGGTGCCGCCGGCGGCGCGCAGCAGAGCGCGGATCGCGCGCCAGGTGCCACGGCGCATCATCAGAGCGTCGGCGCCGTTCAGGACGGTGTCGAGCAGCTGATCCAGCATGCCCAGGGTCACGGCGGCGCCGTTGACGTCAGCGGCGATGGTGTTGCCACCGGTCACCAGCTTCTGGATGCCGTCGAACGACTGGGTCACGACCGAGCTGTCGCCCGAGACCACGGCGCGGCGGAAGGCACGGCCCAGGCCCTTGGCCTTCAGCGCCAGCTGAATCGCCAGCAGGTCGTTGGTGTCGCCCATGGTCGACATCAGGAACTTGTCCATGTCGACGTCGCCCGCCAGGATCTTCAGAGTCGCAGTGACCTGCGTGAAGGTCGCGGCGCCTTCATTGACGGTGGCGTTCGGATCGAGGAAGTCGCCCTCAACGATCGCATTTTCACGGTTGAACACATAGGCCTTGCCGTCGATCTTGTAGAACGGCAGCAGGGCGAACAGGTCATCACGGGAGATGATCTCTTCGATCACGCCCCGCTCCAGCATGTTATTGCTGAGCTTCTGAGCTTCTGTAAGAAGCAGCGGCATTTCAGTTACTCCAAAGAAGGGGGCGAGCCCGAAACAGATAAGTCAGTTTTGACTGAACTATTATAGGCTCGCCACGTTCCTCGGATCAACCCCGAAAATCAGTCAGTGTTGACTTATTTCCGGGGTCACGCGAAAACGGACTATTTTGCTTTAGCCGCCAGCGCCGCGGCGATGCGGTTACGGCCCGCGCCGATATCCTGCTGTTGCTGCGTCTTGCCGTTGCCGGGATCGGAGCCTGCACCCTGCCGCATCTTGGAGCGCAGCAGCGAGGCGTGATCCGGATCGGCCTCGATGATCTTCTTGAAAGCGTCATCGAACGGCAGCGGGTTGCCGCGGCCATCGACCAGCGGCGTGCGCTCGCCGGCGCCGCGCGGCTTGTCGTAGGGTACCAGGCGGCCATCCTCGATCTCGAAGTGCTCGCTGTAGAGCGCCTGCGCCTTGGCCGGGGTCAGCACCAGGTCGTCCTTGACGAAGGTCGAGCCGGAGAAGGCCGAGCCGATCGTCAGGTCGTTGATGCGCTTCTGCAGCTCGGAGACCTGGCCCTTGACGCCGTTGACCTCGTCTTCCTTGGCCTTCAGCGCGGCGTTGTGCTGGTCGACCAGCTGCTGGCGGATGCGGTCGAACTCGCCGCGCTTGATCGCCGCCTCTTCTTCGGCCTTGGCCTTCTCAGCCTCGAGCTCGGCTTCCTTGGCGAGCAGCGTCTTCACCTTCTCAGGGTCGATGCCCTCGAAGGTCTTGAGCTGGGCCTGGACGGCATCGAGGCTCTTCTTCAGGTTCGCAGCCTCGTCCTTCTTCGCCATCAGCTCCTTGAGCAGCTTGGCTTCACTGTCGGACGGAGGGGTATTCTTGTTCTTGGCTGCCGCTTCGGCCGCCTCGCGGGCCGCCTTCTGTTCGGCAGTTTCACCGTTGCCGCCAGGGGCGCCACCGCCGGAACCATCCTCGGCATCGAAGACACGGCGATCGGCTGCCAGGCCAAACATGCCGGCCGGGCCACGGTAAGGGGTAAACGCACTCGTGGCGTTCAGATTGGTACGCATATCAAACACTCCTTTGACCAGTCTCTCGGTCGATTGCTGTGGGCCAGTCTCTCGGCCCGGGGTTGCTCAAAGCGACAGTCTCTCGTCGCTTCCATGTTTCCGCGTGTGTCAGTCAGCCCGTTACGACTGCTTGCTCTCCTTGGCCGACACCGTCTCCTTGCCGCCACCGGAGAGCTGCGCCTGCAGCACCGCCATGTTAGCTGGGGAGTTGGGATCGTCGGCTGGATCCGCCGGCCAGTCCTTGACCTCGGACAGCATCTTGTCCTTGAGGTCCTTGGCGAGCCGCGGATAGAGTTTGTCGATGATCGATTTCAGGTTCTCCTGGCGCAGCGAGTCCGGCGCCTCGATCAGCGCCAGGCGATCGGCGACGTCGAACTCGTCGTAGACGCTGCGCACGTCGAAGCTGTCGGGATACTTGACCAGGCTGTCGGCATCGTCATTGACCGCCGGATTGGCATCTTTCACGCCATTCCACAGATTGAGGAAATGGATCAGCTTGCTCTCGACCGCCTCGAGATTGTCGGCCTTGGCGACCAGCAGCGAATTGAGCCGCTCGAAGTCGTAGGCCTTGGCGACGCCGGAGGCGTTGTCGATGCCGGTGACGTTGTCCTGCTTGGTGCGCTCACCGGCCATGCCGATGGTGTGATAGATCTCGCCGATGATCTTGTTGACCACCGAGACGATGAGCGCCGCCTGTTTGGGATCGGGCGACAGATACATCGGCTGTGCCCCACCCTCGCCGTCATACATGAAGACGCGCTTGGTGCCGAGCTCCAGCAGCTTGTCGTAGATCTCGTCGCCGGGCAGGTTGGCCTGCACCGGCATGGCGAGCTGGCTGAAGGTCTGATCCTGGATGATGGCGTCGAGGTTCGACAGATAGTTGGCGACGGCGCGATCGAGATAGGCGGTATCGTTGATCAGCGCCGGTGCGGTATAGGGATCTTCGCTGAAGGCATGGTCGGCATTGAAGATCGGTACCTCGCCGAGACTGGTCTCGCCCCGACTGTCGAGCACGACCCGCTTCTTGTTCTTCTCGCCCTCGACCCGGAACAGCGCCCACTCGTTGGTGGTCCACAGACGATAGCGCGGCTCGACATCGCCCGAGCTGGTGAACGGATCTTCGTCGTCGCGGAAGGTCTCCTGCACCAGAATCCACTGCAGATTGCCCTGGCTGTCGCGCGACAGGTCGAGGATGTTCTGCGGCTTGATGATATAGGCGTAGGTGCGGGCGTTGAGCGCCTTCTCGTCGGCCTTGGTCTGAATGATACCGGACTTGTTATTGTCCACGCAGACCCAGATCCGGCCCAGTGTCGAGGCGCGCTGATTCACCAGCGCCATGAACTGATCGATGTTCTGCGTGCCGGCCTTATTGGTGGAGGCCCAGAATTTCTTGACCAGCTCGGGCGCATCGTCGGAGCGGATGACCGGCGCCTTGAAGATGTACTTGCCGAGCAGGTCGACCACTTCGCGGGTGTGGTTGAAGCGGTAGGCGCGCTCAACGCGCTGGGCGAATTCCTTCTCGCCTTCCTTGATGTAGCGGAAGATGTGGCTCTGAAACCACTCGCGCCCGCCCGTATAGGTTTCCTCAAGGAAGTCCCAGTGAGGCTTGTTGGCGGCGTATTCCGGATGTCGACGCTCGATGAGCGCCTTCAACTTCGCCTGATCGCTGGGAATTGTAAGCGGCATGATCACTCAATTTTGACTTATCTTATGGTTCCAAGTCAAGCGACTTCTCGCCTGCCTCGTCCGACGTCGAGACCGACGATTGCTCAGTTTTGAAGGGCTTCGCGGGCGCTGCGCCGGCGGTCGTGATCTGGACAGCCTCCGTCGCGCCGGCGGTCGAGGCCGACGCGGTGTCGGTCTTGCCGTAAGCGATGGTGACCCCCGGCTTGGTGCTGGCGACGTTCTTCGTCGCCCTGCCCTTGACCAGGTCGAGGGTCGCGCTCGCCGTGGTGTTCTTCGACATCTCGACCTTGGCGACCACGGGGCTCTTGCTCGAGGTGGTCGTAGTCTTACCCTTCGGCGGCACGACCGCGATCGAGGCGCTGCCCTTCTCGGCGACGAAGAGTGTACCGCTGCTGCCCTTACCACTCGTGGTTGTAACGCCGGCCACCAGCCTGTTCGGCTGGAGCAGACGATAGCGGGCCAGGTTTGCGCGCCCGGTGATCGTCATAACCTGCTGAGCGATCGCGGCGATCGGCAGCTCCTTGGGCGTCGCCAGGCTCGAGTTCGTGTTGCTGGCGACGACGCGCAGCGGCCCGACCAGGGCACGCGCCTGGACGGTGTTGATCTGCAGACCGATACCGATCAGCTGCGGAATCTTGATCGTCGCGGTGACGACATTGACGCCGATCCACACGCCACTCAGCGGCGGCGGGCTCAGTCGCGCGTCGATCCCGTAATTGTTGCCGCTGTTGGCCGACATGAACGGCGCGGTCAGGTTGCCGCTCGGAGTCGAGTGCGACACGGACACGGCCGCCATCGCCGGCGCCGGCATCTGAGAGACCACGATATTGCGGTTCAGCGCAACCACGGCGAGCTGCTGCAGGATCATCGAGCCGGTCATGCTCGACGTCTGAAGGCCGGCGGCTGCGAGCTTCGAAGCCGGGATGGCTCCTGCCCCGCCGTTGCTGTTGACGTCGATGCTCGCCAGTTTGGGGGCCGGAACGATGACGCTGCCGCTGTTCGACTGGGCCGAGACACCGGTCAGGGGCGCCGGGGCGAGCCGGACCAGGTCGAGATTGGCCTGCGCAGCCGTTGCGCTGAGACTGGGCGCGCCGAGATTGACGAAAGCCCCGCTGGACTGAACCGACACGGCAGCCAGCGTGAGCTGGCTCAGCGAGCCCGACAGCGTGTTCGTCAGCGCGATGTTGCCGGTCAGGCGGCCGACCTGCAGCACGGCCTGAGCCGTGTTCGCATTGACGTCGAGCGAGATCAGCGGCAGCGCAATATTGCCGGTTGCCGCGTTGCTGCCGGTGCTGGTAGCCCGCAGAGACCCGCTCGTCAGATTGCCGACCGCCTGGTTCTGCTGCGCGACCGTGCCGGCGATGTTCGGCACCGTCAGAGCGGCGCTCGACCCGTTGAGCTGCGACACGCTCGCGGAGAGCTTGGGCGCGACGAGGTTGGCGGTCGCGCCGTTCTGGTTGGTCTGGGACGCGATGAGTGCTGGGACGGCCAGGCTGCCGCTGCCCGAGTTCGAGTTGGTGTCGACCAGGTGATCGGCGATCTGGTTGCTGTTGGTCGCGGACCCGGCGAGGCTCGGGCACAGGAGATTGCCCTGCCCTGCCCCGTTCTGCGCCGAGTTCGCGGCCAGAGACGGCGCGGCAAGGTTGCCGGCCGCAGTGTTGTGGCCGATCGAGATGGATGCAAGCTGTGCCGGAGCGAGATTCGAGGCCGCGCTGTTCGCGTCGGTCGAGACGCCCGCGAGCTTCAGCGCGACGGCCAGGCCGGTGCCGAGGTTCTGATTGACGTCGATGCCCGCCAGAGAGGGGGCGCGTAGCGAAGCCTGAGCGCCGTTGGCGTTCAGATCCAGGATCGCCAGCTTCGGCGAGATCAGCGAGCCGGCGGCGGTCGAGATCTGACCGCAGACGCCGGCCAGCGCCGGCGGCTTCATCTGTGCCGACCCAGCGTTGAGCTGGGCGACCGTCGCCTGGAGAGTACCAGAGGCCAGGCGGCCAACACCCGCGTTGACCTGGATGCTCAGGCCCATCAGGGCAGGAGGCGGCAGCTGACCGGCTGCGGTGTCCGTATTCACGGTCGCGGCCTTCAGAGGCGCCGGCGACAGGACCGCGATGTCGACATTGGCGTTTCCGCCCGCAGCGACCAGAGTCGGCGCGGTGAGGGTGCCGGTGGCACTGTTGATCTGAACCCCGAAACCGATGTCGGACGGAGCTGCCAGAGCGCCGGTCAGGGTCTCGATCTGGCCGCTGACGGCCGCCAGGTTGGCGCAGACGAGATTGCCGCTGCCGGAATTGGCGTTCGCGTCGACAGCAGCCATCGCGGAGAAATAAAGCTGCGCTGCCCCATCGTTGATCTGGACGTCGATGCTGATCAGCGGTGGCGGATCGATCTGGCCGGAGAGCGTATCCGAACTTGCAATGACGCCGCTGAGATCGGGCGCCAGGAGCTGGCCCAGGCCCAGATTGCCCTGCGTCACAATCGAAGCGGCGAGCTTGAGGCCGACGAGGTTACCCGATGCCGCGTTGATCTCGTAGGCCGCCCAGTTCTGCGACACGTCGAAGTGCGCCCAGCCGAAGCTGGCACCGCGCGCCAGCGCATTCACAGACTGGGCCGGTGCGCTCGCCAGAAGCATGGGATCGAGCGCACCCGCGACGATATTCGTGTTGATCGCGATGCCGGCGACGGCGGGCGCCAGCAGCGTTGCAACCGAATCGTTGATCTGGCCGCTGACGCCTTGCTCGGTCGGGCTCAGCAGCCGGCCGGTTCCACTATTGATCGAGACATCGACCGCCGACAGGGTAGCCACCAGCAGCCGGCCGCTGCCGGTATTGAGCTGGGCCGCGGTCGCCTTGAGTGGGAGCGCGGGAATGCTGCCGGTGATCGTGTTGGTTTCGACCGAGACGGCTGCCAGCTTGAACGCGGGCAGCGCACCGGCTGCCGTGTTGATCTGAGTGCTGACGGCCGCCAGGGTCGGAGCCAGGGCCCGGCCGGTATCGCTGTTGGTCTGATTGTCGATCGCGGCCAGCTGGGGCGGCGCGAGCTTGCCCGTCTCGCTGTTCGAGCCCGTGCTCGCGCCCGACATCGTCGGCGACAGCAGCTGCCCGGTGCCGATATTCAGCCCGACATCGACGCTGACCAGGTAAGGCGCCAGGAGCGTGGCGATCGAGCTGTTGATCTGATCGGCCAGCCAGTTGATGGCGATCGAGAAGTGAGCGGATCCGAACGCGGTCTGCGACGCGATGAAGTCGGCGGTCTCCAGCGGCGCGCTGTAGAGGTTGGGGGCGCCCAGGCTGGCGACGTCGCCGTTCGCGTTGGTATCCGGCGCGTAGATGAACGGGGCCTGCAGAGATCCGGCGCCACCGTTGAGGTTCGTCGAGATGCTCGCGACAGGCGGGGCGCTCAGCAAGCCGCTGTCGCTGTTCGCCTGGGCCGCGCTGCCGCCCAGTTTCGCCACAAGCAGCTGGCCGGCGTCGCTGTTGGCCTGCGCCGCGCTACCGCTCAGATAGCCCGCCAGAAGATTGGCGACATCGGCGTTGACCTGAGATGCCGTGGCATAGATGAACGGCGCCAGCAGCTGGCCGCTCATCGTATTGACCTGCGTTGCGGTCGAGATCAGCGCCGGCGGATCGATCCGGCCGTCGATGGTATTGATCTCATAGGCGAGCCAGTTGAGGCCGACATCGAAGTGTGCGCCGCCGAAATGAGATCCGGTTGCCGATACGCTGGTCGGCTCGAACGCCTCGCTCGACAGGGTCGGCGCCAGAAGCTGTCCGGCAGACGCGCTGGCCTGAGTGGCATTGCCGGCCAGGAACGGCGCAGTCAGGCGACCGGCACCGCTGTTGACCTGAACGCCGGTACCGGCATCTTCCGGCGGTGCGAGCAGCCCGGCGTCGCCGTTGACCTGCGCGGACGTGCCAGAGAGCGTCGGAGCAAGCGGCTTGCCGCTGCCGGTGTTGCTGTTGCTGTCGACCGACGCGAGCTGCGGAGCGGCAAGCCGACCGGCGACCGCATTGGTCTGAGCGTCGCTCGCGGCCATCGTGAGTGCAGGCACCTGGCCGATCGCGGTGTTGGTCTGCGGATCGCTGGCCGACAGGGTGAGCCAGAGCAGCCGGCCGACGGCAGCGTTCGCCTGAACGTCGGTCGAGGCGAGCTGCATCGGCGGCAGATTCGCGGTGTCGCCATTAAGATTGACGCCGGCGCCGGACATGGTCGGCGACAGCAGCTGACCCGTGCCGGTGTTGGCGTGCGTATCGACTTCGATCAGATAGGGCGCATCGAGCTTGCCGTAGACCGTGCTGATGTTCTCGGCCGACCAGTTGATGTCGAGCGAGAAGTGCGCCGCGCCGAAATGCGACTGGGTATAGGCGAAGTCCGCGGCGAAGAGCGGCCCGCTATACATGTAGGCTGCGCCCGCGCTGGCGACGGCTCCGTTAAACTGACCGGCGAGTCCGCTCAGTGGCGGCGGTGCCAGCGTGCCGGTCACGGTATCGGTCTGCGGGCTGGACGCCTGGAGCTTGGCGACCAGGAGCTGACCGCTCAGCCCGTTGGCATTGACCGAGACGCCGATCAGAACCGGCGCCAGAGGCTGACCGGCGCCGCTGTTGGCGTTGATATCGGTGCCCGACAGAGTCGGCGCGAGCAGCTGACCACTTCCGTCATTGACCTGGCCGTCGCTGGAGAGCAGCGCGGGCGGCGCCAGGTAGCCGGTGATGACGTTCACCTCGAGCGCCAGCCAGTTCAGGCTCACGTCGAAGTGAGCGCCGCCGAAATGTGCGCCGGTGGCTTCCAGCGCGGTGTTCTCGAAGCCCTCCATCGACATGGTCGGCGCGACCAGGCTGGCGGCCAGGTCATTGACGTTGCTCGACACGCTGGCAAGCTGAAGTGCCGGAATGCTGCCGGTTGCGGCATTGACCTGGTTGGAAACGCTGGACTCGGTCAGCTCGGCCAGGCGATCGGCGTCGCTGTTGACCTGGCTGGCCGTGCCGGACAGCGTTCCGACCAGCAGCCGGCCGACACTCGAATTGCTCTGGCCCGAGGTCGCGATCAGCTGGGCCGGGCTCAGATTTCCGATGCCCGAATTTGCATTCGTCGCGGTTGCGGCCGGCTGGGGCGGCCCGAGCCGATCGAGATCGGTGTTGGCCTGCGCAGACGTGACCGACAGCGTCGGCGCCAGCAGCTGACCGGATCCGGAGTTCGCATTGGTCTCGACAGCGGCGAGCTGCGGCAGAACGATCGCGGCCGAGCCGCCGTTGGTCTGGGCGCTGGTCGCGGACAGCGTGAGGGCGAGCAGCCGGCCCGTGCCGGTGTTGGCGTTGACGTCGTTGTCGACCAAGGACGGGTACGGCAGCGCGCCCGAGGCCGTGTTGATCTGTGCGTCGAGCGCGGCCATCTGCGCAGCGCTGAGCTTGGCCGCGTCGCTGTTCGTCTGCGACGCGCTTGCAGACATCGTGGGCGCGAGCAGCTGACCTGCCTCGTCATTGATATTGACGTCGATCTCGACCAGGTCCGGTACCAGGAGCTGGCCCGTGCCGGTGTTGCTGCCGGCATAGTTCCAGTTCAGCGACGCATCGAAGTGGGCCCCGCCGAAATGCGATCCGGCCGCCTCGGTATAGACGTTCTGGAACAGCTCGCTCGACAGCGGCGGAGTATCGAGATAGCCCGCGCCGGAGTTGGCCTGGGCGCTGCTGGCGACCAGGTAGGGCGCACGCAGCGAGGCACTGTCACCGTTGCTCCCCGGCGTCGAGCCCGACAGATACGCCACCAGCAGGCGGCCGGCGCCGGTATTGAGGTTGCTGTTGGTGGCGGTCAGGCGCGGCGCGAGCAGCTGGCCCGCGTCGCTATTCGTCTGAGCGGAGTTGGAGACCAGATAGGGCGCCTGGACCGTGCCGGCGGCCGTGTTGGTCTGGGCCGACGCGCTGGCGAGCTGCGGCGTACCGATATTGGCGGTCGCGCCGTTGCTGCCGACGCTCGAGGCGGCCAGGGTATAGTTGATCGTTCCGGCCGGGCTGTTCGTCTGAGTGCCGGTGGTGCCGAGATAGGGCGCAAGCATCTGACCCGCACCGCTATTGCTCTGCGACGCCGTAGACGCCAGCTGCAGCGCCGGAATCGCTCCAGTGTCCGAATTGACCTGACCCGAGACAGACGCGACGTACGGTGCCTGCGCGCGCGCCGTAGCCCCGTTCGACTGAGAGGAAACGCTCGCCATCGTCGGGCTGAGAAGTTGACCGCTGCCGCTATTGGCGTTGGTCGCGCTACCGCTGCCGGCCGGTGCGAGCAAGCTGTCGGTCTCGGCGTTGACGTTCGTGCTGGTTCCGCTCAGCGACGGAGCGACCAGCTTGCCGACGGGCGTGTTGGTCTGGCCCGAAGATCCGCTGATCGTCGGAGCCAGAAGCGTAGCGATATCGGTATTGAGGTTGGATACGCTCGCCGACAGGGTCGATGCCAGCAGGGTGCCGGCGTCCGTGTTCGCCTGGCTCGAGGTTCCCGACAGATCGTAATTGATCGTGCCGACGCCGGAGTTGGCGTTGGTGTCGGTGACGATCAGATAGGGTGCGAGGAGCCGCCCGCTGAACCCGTTCGTCTGAGATGCCGTGCTGGCGAGCTGGGCCGGCGCGACATTGCCGGCGGCGCTGTTCGCGTTCGGATCGAGCTCGGCCAGGTTGGGCGCCGGAATGCTGCCGCTCTGGGCGTTGGTCTGAGTCGAGATTGAGGCCAGAGGCGCGGGCGAGATCCTGCCGACGCTGGTGTTCGTCTGAGCGTCGCTGACCGACAGGGTCGGCGCGATCAGTCTGCCCGCGACGGTGTTGGCCTGGTCTCCGGTGCTCGACAGGTCCGGCTCAAGATTGCCGACAGCGCTGTTCAGGTTGTCGGCCGACCAGTTCAGCGAGACGTCGAAGCGAGCACCGCCGAAATGAGACCCGCCGGCCTCCAGCCCGGCTGTCTGGAACGGCAAGCTCGCGAGCTGCGGCTCATCCAGCGTCGCGACATGAACGACCGTGCCGGTCGGGGCCGAATACTGGTCGGCATTGCGCGCGGCCGAGCTCGACCGGCACGGAATGTACGAGGTCGCGCCGGAGCGGGCCTCGACCTGCGGACAGGTGAAGTAGAAGTTCTGGGCCGTGGCGCCGGTGATGCTCGACCGGATAACAAGGTTGCAGGTGCCGGTGCCCGTGACGGTGTGTACGCCGACGATACGCTGCCACTGATCGCGGATCGCGCCGTTGACGCTCGTCGTTGCGCCTGCCGAACCATCGAGATCGAGATGCGGCAGCGGGTCGGTGTAGCTCGATGGGATGTAGAACCATAGCGAGCAGGTATAGGTGCCGGGACCGACCGGAATGTTGACCCAGGCGCCGTCATTGGTCTGCACCGTATCGGTGGTGGCTTTCCAGACGGTAGCGCCGCTGTAGAGCGCAGGGATTGCCGTGCTCGATACCGCACGGAATGCCGTGATCGCGGTGTCTGAGTTGGCGACAAGGTTGGTGGATGCCGGTTCGATCAGCGGCGCGGGATCGTTGGCCGTCAGAACACCTGCGACATAGTCATAGGTATTGACGCGCGCGATACCGGGTGCTGCGGCTACGATGTTGCCCGAACTGTTGATATAGGTGGCGTACGACGTGCGAGTGACGAAGGCCTGCCCCTCGTCCGACGAGAGATAGAACGGCGCGGCCGTGCTGGCGATGATGGTGGACCCGGTAACGCCCGACAGGGTCGTTTCCAGCCTGGTCTCGACCCCTGCCAGCAGCGGGGTCGCCAGGTTGCCGGTCGACCCATTGCTCTGCCCGTCGACCGACGCGAGCAGCGGCGCGGTCAGGCGGCCCGACCCGCCATTGCTCTGAGTGTCGGCAGAGGCCAGCAGCGGCGCCGACAGTCTGCCGATCGCGCCGTTGAGCTGGGCGATCGTCGAAGCCAACTGCGGAGCTGTCAGCCGTCCGGCGTCGCTATTGACCTGTCCGCCGGTGCCGGAAAGCCCATAATTGAGATTCGCGGCTGCCGTGTTGCTCTGGGCATCGGTGACGCCGAGATCGGGAGCCTGCAGAGATCCGACGAGGGTGTTGGTCTGAACGACGCTCGATGCCAGGACCGGCGCCGGAATCGCGCCGCTCAAGCTATTGTTCTGAGCGCTCGAGGCCGACAGCGTCGGCGCGAGCAGCTGCCCGGTGCCCGAATTGGCCTGGCCGCAGGTTGACAGCAGATCTCCGACCACGAGCCGGCCGGCGGCTCCGTTGAGATTGGTGGAGACGCCGGAATCAGACGGCGCCAGAAGACTGTCGATCTCGCTGTTGGTGTTGACGCTCGTGCCGGCGAGCTGGGGCGCTGGCAGTGATCCGGTTAGAGCGTTGATCTGCCCCTCGGCGGCAAGCAGGTACCCGACCAGCAACGATCCAGATACCGCATTGACATTGGCAGAGACGCCCGCGATCTGAGGCGCCTGAAGTGCGGCGGTATCGCTGTTGGCCTGAGAGTCGCTGGAAGCCAGCGTATAATTGATTGTGCCGAGATCGCCATTGATCTGACCGTCGACGCTCAGCAGTTGAGGTGCAGCGAGACCGCCCATCGCTGTATCGGTGGCGACCGCAGTCGAGGCAAGCTGAGCGGGCGCAAGCAGCCCCGCTGCCACGTTGCTGAGATTTTCGGCTCCGGCAAGACCGCAATAAAGCAGCCTGCCGAGCGGCGCATTGTTCTGTCCGCTGCTTGAAATGAGGTTCGGCGCCGATAGAGATCCAACGATACCGTTAGTCTGAGCGGACGAACTCGCGACGGTCGGGGCGAGCAGTGACGCCAGGTCCGAATTGCTCGAAGAGCTGACACTATACAGATTGAAGGCGAGATTGCCTGACGCGCTGTTGACGGCACAGGCCTGCCAATTAATCGTCGCGTCGAAGTGAGCGCCGCCGAAATGCGTTCCGGCCGCCAGAGTATCGGTGTTCTCTAACGACTTGCTTGCCAGCTGCGGCGCGGCCAGCTTCGCATTGGCGACCGGCGTGCCCGTAGGTGCGGTATAGATGTCGGCCGCGCGCGTGACCGCGGTGCCGGTCGTGACGATCGGCGACGTCGCGAACGCGTTCTTCTCCATCTGAGGAAGAGCGACGCGCAGAGTGCAATCCACCACCGCGCCGTTGGAGATCGGCGACAGGATGACCGGAACGGCGGTGATGCCGGTGCCGGTCGCGGTGATAGTGTGCGTGACCGTCTGGCGACGCTGTCCCAGTGGCCCAAATGTCGGTGTAAAGCCCGGGGCTGCCGTGCTGCCGCCGGTACCGCCATGCTCCTCGATGCGGAACTGCCAGGCCAGGTTGGCATTGCTGCCATTGATCAGGCTGACATAGGTGGCATGAGTGTGGGTCTCGCCGTTCTGAGCGGTGGTGCCGACGTTATCGAGACGCACCCACAGACTGCCCGATGCCGTGGCGGTACCGAACCACCGCAGATCGATGCAGGGCATGCCTGCTTCGGTCGTGACGAAGCTGATCTGCGTCGAGACGCCGGCCACCGAAGACATGCCGGACCACTTAGACGGCATGGTTCCGGGCGTGCCGGCCAGAGCCCCTGACAGACCGGAGTTGAGCACCGTATTGGTTGCGGCGGGCTCGACCAGAGTGCCGAGCGGCGTCGCGCCCGAGCTGGCCGGGCCGGTGCTGGTCGGAATGTAGGCGCTTACGGCATTACCGTACTCCCACTGGGGAGAACCGACATCGAAGGTGTAGTTGACGGTCTGGCCGCTCGAAAAATAGAGCAGCATCGAGTGACCACTGACCCGATCGGCGTTCGCCGGCGGCGTCTGGACCGAGCTAAAGCGCTGCCAGGTGCCGTTGGGCACGAAGCCGGGCTGATTATCCTGGACCAGGCCGTTGCGATCGTCGCGGACCTGGCCCCAGAAACACTGCGTACCAGGCCAGCTACCGCTCACCACCGTGGCGTAAAGTGACTCGACGTACTTGTTGCCGGCCGAGACACGGAACTGAATCGAGCCACCCGGTTGCACGAAACCGACGTTGTGGACGCCGTTCGCGCTGGCCGTGCCGGTGACGCTGAAGCGCGCCGCCTGAGAGCCATCGGCCTGGGTGAACATGCCGATGAACGAGATCGTGACCCCGTTCGAGGTCGCCGACAGACCGGTTGCGCCGTTGAGGTACCAGCCGATCGGCAGTGAGACACCTGCGGCCCCGCCCAGTCCGGTACTGTTGGGCACCCAGTTGATGATGACCCCGGCGGGCACCGTCGCCCCATAATCGACGCGTGGGACGCCGGCCGCGGCCTTCTGTAGCGTGCCGGTGCTGTCGAAATACCACGCCTCGGAATCACGGCCCTCGAAGGCGATACCAGCCGTCGGATCGGGCTGGATGTAGGCGGGCGACGTCGGAATGACCACGTCGCCGCTGACCACCCCGGAGAGGTCTGTGTTGAAGTGCGGATCAAGTCCGGCCGCCTGAGCAGGCGCCAGGTTGCCCGCGGAGCCGTTGAGCTGACCACTCGAAGAGGTCAGCTGCGGCGCAGTGAGGCGACCAGTGCCGCCATTGGCATCCGTACTGGACCCGCCGAGATACGCGGCCAGCAGCGTACCCGCGCCGATGTTCGCTTCGGTCGAGACAGAACGCATCTGAGGCGCCTGAATGGCGCCCGCCGCAATGTTGGCTTGACCTTCGGAGACCGCCATGAACGGTGCATCCAGTCGCCCAACGGCCGCGTTCGTGCTTACACTGGTGCCTGCCATCGTGGGCGCCACCAGCAGACCGGAGAGACTGTTGGTGTTGACATCGATCTCGACCAGAGAGGGCGCGAGCAGACTGTCGCCGTCACTGTTGCTCTGGGTCGAGGAGCCCGTCAGGTTGGGCGCCAGAACTCTGCCTGTTGCATCGTTGGTCTGCGCTCCGGTAGCGGCCATGGTGAGTGCCGGAATGGTGCCGGCGAAGCCGTTGATCCCGGTCGAAGAGCTCGTCATCTGGGGCGCCAGAATGGCGCCGACATCCGTATTGGCCTGCGCGCTGGTGGATGCCAGCGTGTAGTTGATAGTGGCTCGGTGGATCGGGCTACCAGTGGGCGCGCTGTACTGATCTGCGTCGCGCGTCGCCGAGGTGGCCCGGTTCGGAATGTACGATGTCGCGACCGAACCCACCTCGACCTGCGGACAGGTGAAGTAGAAGTGCTGGCCGGTGGCTCCGGTTGTGCTCGACCGAATGACAACGTTGCAGGTGCCTGGAGTCGGCACCGTATGCACACCGACAACCCGCTGCCACTTATCACGGATCGTCGTATCGAAATTGGTGTTCGCACCCGACGACCCGTCCAGATCGAGATGCGGCAGCGGGTCGGTGTAGCTCGATGGCAGGTAGACCCAGAGCGACACGGTATAGGTATTGGCCGACACCGGCACGTTTACCCACGCGCCATCGTTGGTCTGTACCGTATCGGTCGTGGCCTTCCACACCGTCGCG